ATAACCACCCAACTAGTGGAGCAGTATTCTGGAACAGTCAAGAAGATGACCCAGTAGAGATAGCAGGAGGAGATAGTATATGCAGTGTGATTCCAGACAGCCATATAAGTTGTCTATACTATCCTCAAGTTTATGCTGATAATGTGTACAATCAACAGTGTGACCTTGACCCTTTGTATGATTACGGATGTGATGGTTGGGATGATGCTTACATAGAAGAATATGTAGAGCCAGATGAAGAGGAAGTTTGGGAAGTGGAAGAAGAAGATTATGAAATATTTGTACTTCCAGAACCAGAGCCTTATATAGAGATTGCGATTGAACCTATAGAAGATTATACAATTGTAATGGCTGAGATTGAAATGCAACTACCAGAGATTGAAATGGTAGAGATGACTCAAGAAGAGTTTGAGGCAGAACTACAAGCAGAACTAGAAGAATTTTTTGAACCTCTACCAGAACCTACGGAAGAAATACTGGAAGAGCCTATAGAGGAACTAGATGAGCCAGAGCCAGAAGAAGATACCATTCAAGAAGAACAAACAGAAGAAGAGCAGGAACAAGAGGAAATAATTGAAGAAGAATCAGAAGAGGAAGAGGCTGAAGAAGTTGAGGAAGAAGTTGAAGAGGAACGAGAAGAGCCTGAACCAGAGCCTGAAGTAGAAGCTGTAAAAGAAGAGCCTAAAGTAGTAGAGAAGAAAAAGAAGGCTAGTAAGCGAGATAAGATGAGAGAGATTATTAGTAATAAACTCCAGAGTCTTGCGATAGAAATGGGTGAGGCTGCTTCACTTGAAGAACAACAGAAACTACAAAGTCTAATACTTGCTCTCTTAAACTTCAATGCTGGGTTCAATAGTTATAATACACAGATGTTAATTGATGGTGAGTTCTATACAGATGAAGGTATCTACTTAGATAAAGACATACCAGACAACCAGAGAGGACTTAGAAATGGATTGGCTAATGAAATATTACATAAAAAATTAGTGGACTTACAATGGCAGAAGTAGAATATGGTGGATTAAAGGTAGGTGGAAGTAAACTTCTATTAATAATTCCTCTACTTAGTATGCTTGGTGGTGGTGCTTGGGCTGGATTTGAATTATATAATGAGTTCAGAGTTCTTAAAGCTACTGTAATGGAATACCAACCACCTGATATAAGTGGTATAGAACAGAATATAGCAGTCATAGAAGAAACATTAGTAAGTGTAAGTGAGTCAGTAGAGCAAGCTAAAGACTATACGAGAACAATTAAGAATGATTTAAAGGATGACTTAGCTAGACAAGAAGCACTTATGGAAAGATTAGAAGATAGAGTTAATGCTTCACAAGATGAGATAGATGAAACTATTGATGTAGCTGGAGAGAGGTTTGATGCAAGAAGAGATGCTCTATATTCAGACACAGATAGAAAGATTAAAGAATTAGAAGATAGGCTTGGTGCTAAGTTACAAAGAGCCTTAGATAACCCATTAGCAAATTAAGGACATTATGGAAGAGAGAATTATTAGAGTGGAAACAACATTAGACAAACATAGTACACAAATAAACAAACTGTTTAGTCGTATTGAAGATACTAATAAAGCCATTCAAAAAATTAATAATAGTATGTTGCAGATTAAATGGAGTGTCTATGGTGCTATTGGTTTCTATATTGTTACTCAGATTGGAATTATTGAAGCATTAAAGGTGGTAGTATGATAGCATTTTTAACCAATGTAGCACCAATAATGTTAGGATTTATTGGTAAGTTGTTTGCTCTAAAGAGTCAAGCAGCAGCAGAGAATCAAAAGCTAATGGTACAATCACTACAAGTTCGTAATGATTCTATTAATATGGCTAGAGATAGGGCAGACAAAGAGAGTCCTATGGCTGCACTTAATAGAAGAGTAATTATATTTGTAATATTAGCGTTAGTTATATTTACACAAGTAGCACCTGTATGGTTTGATGTACCTACTGTCATACCTACAGTAATAAAAGGAAGTAGTATATTAGGCTTCCAGTTAACACCTGATGTGGTAGAATATGTAACTGTAGAAGGGATGTTAAAGTTTGATGAAATATTCAAATGGGCAACAATGATAATCGAATTCTACTTTGGAGCACAACTAGCAAAAGGTAGGTAAATATGAAGAGGGCGATTGTTATACCCGACCAGCATTTTCCGATACATGATGAATCTGCGGTCAAGGTGGTACTAAAGGCGATAGAATTTGTTAAACCAGATATTTTTATTAATCTGGGTGATGTTGGAGAATGGGAGTCTGTATCTGCTTGGAAGTATAAAAGAAGAAAACGACCACCACTTGAATACCAACTCAAAGAGATGGTTAAGGAAATCAAAGAAGTTAATAAGTGTATTGATAGATTTGATAAAGTTTTAGATAAGATTAAATGTAAAGAACGACATATACTAGCTGGTAATCACGATGAATGGTTAGATTCATTTGTAGAAGAGAATCCTTATTTAGATCAATATACATTTAGAAATGCTTGTAAGTGGGATGAAAGAGGTTATGAGTATAAAATATGGAATGAAGTTCTAAAAATAGGTAAGTTGAATTTTATTCATGGTGCATATACTACAGTTAATCATGCTAAAACACATTTAGACAAATATGGTGCAAATATTGTTTATGGTCATGTACACGACATACAACGATATTCACACACTAAATTAGATGATGATGGTATAGCTGCATGGTCTATGGGTTGTTTAAAAGATATGTCTGCCGAGAAGAATAGATGGCTTAAAGGTAGACTTCATAACTGGAATCACGCTTTTGGAATTATAACTTGGTTTGATGATGATTTATTTCAACTTGAAACCATAGAGATTGTAAAGGGTAAATGCTCAGTTTGGGGAAAAATAATTAAAGGATAGGAATATGACATATAGAGAATTAATTAATCAAGTGCTAATAAGACTAAGAGAAGATACAATTAGTAGTGATTGGTCTGGCAATATTAATGATAGTTCAGTAATATCTGCCTATCAAAAAGTAATAGGTTCTTTGGTTAATGATGCTAAACGCAGTATGGAAGAAAGACATGATTGGCTAAACCTTAGAGAAACAGTCGATATATCTACTGTAAATGGAACAAAAAACTATAATTTAAGTTCTGGTCAAGAGATCAAGATTATAGACTCCATAAACAACGATACAGGGATGCACTTACGACAGGTAAGCAAAGTGTACATCAACACAGTAAAGTACCCTTCAGACCCTACTGGTGAACCTCTGTACTATGGTTTCAATGGTAGTGATGCATCTAATAATTTAAAAGTAGATTTATCACCAGTTCCCACAGAGGCTCATACCATCTCATTTGATATTGTAAAGTATCAAGATGAATTAGCAACTGCTACTACAGTATTAAAAGTTCCATCTAAGCCAGTTATATTAGGTGCTTGGGCAAGAGCAATAGCAGAAAGAGGTGAAGATGGTGGAACACAATCTAGTATTATGGCTAATGAGGCTAATGAGGCTCTAAAACAAGCTATTATGCTTGATAGTGGTAACACAAAATATGAAACAGATTGGTTCGTAGAAACAAATGTCTAAACAAGTATCATACCAACCTTTAACGGATATAGGTCTTAATGGTCTTAATACGCAGAGTAATCCTGCTACCCTAGATCAGTCTTGGTTAACTAAAGCAGAGAATGTAGTTTTAAGAGAGTCTGGTCGTATTGCTTTTAGAAAGGGGTTAAAACAAAAAATTGCACCTTCTGGAACAGCTATAGGCTCTATGGTAGAACATAATGACCAGGGTACAAATAAGATATTCGCTAGTTATGGTACATCTATATATACAGTAGATTTTACTTCACCTGCTAGTGCATTTCCTTCTAGTGGTGCTGATGTTAAACATACTGTAGGAAGTTCGACAGGTGATTGGCAATTTGTGAATTTTAATAAAAGACTAGATGCTTTTCATGCTAGTATAGTACCACAGAGATATGATGGTTCTTTAGGTTCTGGGTCTAAGTGGGCAGCTTATGATAATGCACATAGACCATCTAGTGTTACATCAGCACAATTTAAACCTAGTTGTGGAATGGGTTATTATGGTCGTATGTGGGTAGGCGGAGTTGCAGAAGAGAAGGATGTTGTTTATTATTCTACTCTTTTAGATAGTGATGACTTCAGAACTACCGCAGAGAATGGTGCTTCAAACGGAGGCTATATAGATTTAAAGACTGTATGGGGTACTGATGAGGTAGTGGCAATAGCACCTTATTTTGGTAAGTTAGTTATATTTGGTAAAAACAACATAGCAATCTATGATACTCCAGATATTATTGCAGACATGGTGCTTAATGAGGTTATAAGGGGTGTTGGTCTGGTTTCAAGAGATACAGTCCAGGCTATTGGTGATGATTTAGTATTTCTTTCAAATACAGGATTACGCTCTTTAGGAAGAACAACTGAGAAAGATAAACTTCCTTTAACTGATTTATCTTTAAATATTAAAGATACAATTATTAGAAATATAGGTCAAAGTTCAAATGTTAAGAGTGCTTATGTAGAGAATGAAGGTATATATATTCTCTCTTTTGTTGATTTAAATATAAATTATGTATTTGATTTTAAGCACTTCACTCCGAATCAAGCACCAAGAGTAACAGTATGGAGTTTTGATAACGATAGAGAACCTTCAGCTATGATATATACAGTTTTATATAGTGGTTTATTAGTAGGACAGAAAGATGGTAGTATCGCTGGTTATGAGAAATATTATGATACTGATTTAGCAGGTGCATCTACTTATACAGATAGTTCGTATACAAGTAATATAGCAACAACTTGGATTAATTTAGGTGAATCTGTAGCAGCATCTCTCTTAAAGAGATTATTTATGGTGTTAGAAGGTGGTTCTGGAGCAACATTGGGTTTGAAGTGGTACAAGGATTTTAGTCCTAGTCCATCACCCACAACCTCAATTACCTTAAATCCAATTACAACTGGTAGTTCATTTCTATGGGGTGCTTCTGATGCTTTATATGGAACAACAACAGTAACACATACACACGATGCTACGGTTCATCCATCTAACACTACATATAAACCTGTATTTGGATTACAAGAATATAAAACACCACTAACAGGATCAGCAAAGAACCTGAAACTAGAAATATCAATAGAATCCAATGGATTTGATGCTTCTTTACAAGACTTAACACTTTTACATAAACAAGGGAAAATACGATGAGTAATTATACGATAGCAGTAGCTTGGTCTGGAAAGGATGCACTAGCTGACTCAGATGCAAACAAGGTAATTTCTGGTGCAGACTTTAATACAGAGTTTACAGCAGTCCAAACAGCAGTAAACACCAAGGCTGACTTGAATGGTAGTGCCTCAGAAGCATTTAGTTGTACTACAGCAGCAGCAGGTACAAATACAACACAGGTAGCTACAACTGCTTTTGTAACTGCCCAATACGCTTATCCAATAGGTGCTATTTTTACTACAGTTACAGCTTATGCTAATTCAGCAGCAGTAGTTAGTGCTATAGGTGGAACAACTTGGGTAGCCTTTGGAGCAGGTAAGGTGCTTGTAGGTTTAGATTCTGGCGATACAGACTTTGATACTGTAGAGGAAACTGGTGGTGCTAAAACTGATTCACATACATTAACAACTGCTGAAATACCTGCTCATACGCACACATATGGCAAGTCAACTACATCTGAGGCTATGAGTATTCACGATATAACTGGACTTAGGGGAGCAGCAGATACTCAAACCAGTTCTACAGGTGGAGGTGGCGCACATACACACGACATCGTACAACCATACATAGTAGTATATTTTTGGAAACGAACAGCATAATAATTAGGAGATAGAGATATGGGAATGGTAGGACAATATGGACTAGGTGGAAATATAGGTAAGTTTATTACACCAAAACCAAAACCGAAAATAATACCAGGAAACTCCAAAAAGAGTGGTTTCTGGGATAGTGCAGCAGGATTTGCTGAAAATGCATACAATCAAAACCTAGCATCTCAGAATGTTGCTGCTAACCAAGGAATGTGGCAGGATCAAATAGCTGCTGCTAGACCTGGGAGTACAACTGGTACAGCGTATGGTGATGCTATATATGATGAGGCTACAAATACAATAAAGTATATGCCTAATCAAGCAGCACAAGGGATGTTAGGTTCTTTATACTCTCAACAACAAGGTTTGATGGATCAGGTATCAAACTTAGACCCTTATTCTTTAGGTCAGCAAATGTATGACCTAAAAAGACCAGCTATGCAACAAGCACAGGATTATCAAACAGCTCAATTATTAGAGCGTTTAAAAGCAGGGGGTATGCTTAGTACATCCCATGGTGGACAACTACAAGGTGGATTGGCACAAAATCAATATATGGCTAATCAACAGGCTTTATCTGAAGATATATTGGCTGCACAAAATATGAAAACTGCAAACTTCCAACAACAACAACTTGGTGGAGGACTGATAGATGCTATAAACACAGGTCAGCTTAATCAATTTGCTGCAAACACAAATATGGGTGTTGATGCAAAACCACCAGCATCTTTAGGAACTGCTTTTACAAATGAAATGGCAACCAAGCAAAAACAAGGTAGTGGTTTAGCTGATATATTAGGATTAGCAGGTAACGCATTCTTTCCTGGTGCTGGTGGAATTATTAAGGGTTTATTTAGTTAGGAGAATTTAATGGGATTATATGACAACATACTAGCACAAGAAAGAGAAAGAGTTGCAATGGCAGCAATAGATGTTCCTGCTGCACAAGCCACACAATATGGTGCTGCTAGAGGAATGGAGAGAATGAAACAAGGTGTTGAAAGTATGTTAGGCATAGAAAACCCTGCAATCACAGCACACAAGAAACAAGCTGCAAGAAAAGAATTACTGGATAGTATCTTAACTCAATTTCCCAATATGGAAACTAGGGCAGACTATATAGGTGCTATAAATAAGTTGTATGCAAGTGGTTTTATAGAAGAAGCTAATAAGGTGGCTTCAATGCTTAAAGATATACCTGAAGCAACAGACAATAGAACTGATGATACAAAGAAATGGGAATATATGCAGGGTTTAGCTCCAGAATTACAACAACAATATCAAGATTTTGTCAATCCTAGTTCAGTTCCTAATACTTGGGCAGAATATATAAGAACTGATGACACTCCTACTGGTGCAGAGTTTGTAACATACATGGGTAGTGGTAATGTAGAACAAACAAAAGAGTGGAAAAATTATGTAAATACTACTGATACTCCTACTAAAGAAGGTTTTGCTATTTGGATAGATAGAAATCAATCAATGGATAAATTTGCTTCTGCTAAAATAGCAAGAATATCTTTATTAATGAATGATCCTGAGTTTTTAGTTAAACCTCAAGAAGAAAGAGATGAAATACTCAACTCTATAGAAAGTGAATATGCAGACATTGATTGGATTACACAAAATGGTGTTGTTTATAACGCAGATACACGAGAGGCAATGATTCCAGGTTCTAAAGAAGTTATACCAACTAAAATAGTTGGTGGTAGGATCTATGATGCTAGAACCATGAAACTACTTAACGATGAAGGCGTTGAAAGAAAAATGGTTAAAAGGGCAGATGAGAAATGGTATTACGAAGATAATGGTGCGAAAGTCTTTGACAATGATCTTGCTATTAGTGATCCAGAAGCTAAAGCTGCTGAATTATTCAAACAACATGAGGGTGCTGTAAATAATGAAGAACAGAGAATTGAACTAGCGAAATTATTAGTTCAACAAGGTCTTGCTGGTACAGATGTATTTAGCGATATTATGTCGCTTATTAGTGAAGATGGTACTAGAGCCATACAATCAGAAAACCTAGTTGTTAAGTCTATAGAAAGACTAGGTGAAAATTATGTTAAGAGTGGCGTTGGCACAATGGACACAATCCTATCACCTATTGAAGCAGAAATTTCTCGACACATGAAGAAGGAAGTTGTTAATGGGCAAGTTGTTTGGACAGGATCATTACCAGGTTGGGCAACTGTTAATAAATATCAGAAATATCTTCGTGGTCAGAAAGGTTATGAGGCTAGAGAGTTTGCAGAAAAAGCCACATCATTAATCAATAATATTCTCAAAACTCGCTCTGGTGCTGCGGTAACTGAACCTGAATGGGAAAGATTAGTGGCTGAATATGCTACAGGCTGGACAACATCAGCAGGATTTGCTGGTTGGGTAGAAAGAATTAGAAATTATACAGAAAAAACTAGAGAAAATGTTTTAGGTGGTTATCAACCCATTGTTGTAAATAGATATATGGCAAATCAAGGTTCGTATGAAACCCTTGATGATCCTGATAATCAATTACATACAATACCAATAGGCGGTTATTTTAGAAGTGCTGAAGATGGTAAAATTTACCAAAGATAGGAGAGGTTATGGGATGGAGAGATGAAGTTACACTTATAAGTGAAGGTGATTCAAATGATTCACCAGCTAATGTACCAATAAGTACAGAAACCTATTTTCCTAAATATACTAAAGATAGTGGTGTTATTGAAGCATCAGCAGAATATCCAATTTCTGAGGATATGAATTTTGGTTATAGGAATCAAATCGGTGAGGAGATAGGTGGTGCAGCAGCAGCTATATATGGCTTAAAAAAGGGTATAGATATAGCAGCTAAGTATGTTCCAAGTCCTCATACAAGACTTGCTAAAGCAGCATCTTGGGGGATTCCTTTTGCTACTGGTGTAGTTACATCTTGGGTAGGTGGTGCTGGTGGTGAACTTGTTCAAGGTGTAGCAGCAGGTGAAGTTAAAAAAGGTGATTGGGCAGTTGCTTTAGATAAGGCTTGGGATTCTGGTAACAGACAGGCTATATATGAGGCTTTAGGTCAGACAGTCTTTGGTATAGCTGGTAAAGGACTTAAATTAGCTGCTGGTGAGAATTATAAAAACATTGATTGGATTCGACAAAAAATTAAAGCCTCTGGTGGTCAATTAACTGCCTCACAGGTTGTTGATGGTACTCTATATGATACTGTAGAGGGATTAGCAGAAGCAGCATGGGGTGGTTCTATATTAAGAGAATCTAGGGTGCAAATGGCTAAATCTATAGATCATTATGTTAATTCCTATCAAAATACTTTTTTAGAGGCTGCTGATGCAACTTTAAATACTGCTGGACTAGGAAGATTATATCAACAAGCTCATAAAGTAGCAGATGATACCCACAGAGCAGTAGGTGGTCAGAAGTTTACAGACCTACAGGAGTTATATACAAAGAAATTTAGAAAAGAAAAGTGGACAAAAGTAGACGAATCACCAATTCTTGATCCTGCTGGTAAGAACTTTGAAACAATTACTAAAGGAGTAAAAAAGGTAGAGATACAACCCATTAAAACAAAGTCTTTAAAGACATGGGCAAGAAAAGAATTAAAGAAGTTAAAGGGTTCAGGTGGTGCTGGTGCTGCCTCAGATTGGAGATACAAAGAATACGAAAAAATTCTTAAAATGGATGATGCTATTGCTTTTGATGTGGCTCAAGAAATGAGAAGTACATGGCTTTCAAAATCAAGGAATTTTCAAAATAAAGTCCATGCTGATTACAACATGAAAGATGCTGCCTCTGTTAAATTATTATCAAGGCAAATGGATATAGCAATGGATGTAGGTGCTAGAGGTCAGGGTGCTGAATTTTATAAAGAATTTAGAGCAGCAAATCAATTTTGGAAAACAGGAAAAGAACATCTTGGTAATAGATTTATAGCAAAACTAATTGCTAAAAATCCTGAAGAGATCGGTGAAGCTATATTTAAAACAGGTAATCAAGCTGAAATACAGAAGGCAAGGATTGCTTTACGATATATGCAGAAGGTTACAAAAGGCACAGATGGAGCAGTAAATTTTAATAAAGTCTGGCAATCTATGCAAACTGGTTATTTAAAGTCAATTCTAGGTGGAGCAACAGATACTACAGCAACTCAATTAACGGAGATGGGTGTTAAGAAACAGGTTGGTTCAAATGTTTCAGATGTTGAGGGTAGAGGAATGAATATAAATAAGTTAAAAGACTTGTTCATAGAAAATACACCTACAAATGATACCTTTAAGGCTGCTTTTACAGAACAACAACGAAATGGAATAAAAAACTTTGTATCTGCACTAGAAGGAGCACAAAGAAAACCAAAAGGTACTGGAACATTTATGGTTACAGTTGGTCAAGCAGGTATAGTTATAACCACTATGGCTGGTGCTGGGGTAGAAGCTGGTATGGGTGCAATCGCTGCACTTACTATAACACCTGCTATGTTATCCTGGGTATTAACTCGCCCTAAGTATGTTGCATTTCTCTCTCAAGGTATGCACACAGGAATAAAATCTAAATCTGCTGGTGGTTTATCTGCTAAATTTGCAGCAATGATTACAGATATTGGGCAAGAACAATATGGGGAGTTAACAAACTAATGCACGAAGCAAATTCAGAAAAAAATAAAAACATGATGTCGCAATTTATGGATAATTTTCCTCATAGAAGTTTGGTTAAGGCAAATGATGGTTCATGGAACAATGAAATATCTGCTGACCATATAGCAGATTATCAAAGATCACTAGATTACTCTGGACACTCTATTGATCCTGTAGAAGTAGAACAATCCATTTACGATCAAGTTTGGTCAGAGGCAGAAATACTAAAAGCTGAAGAAGCAGCAGAAGCAGGTCAGGCATTTAAAAATGCAGTTTTAGAGTTAATGACAAATCAGGGTGCGTTGGATCAAAAAATTACAGATATGGAAAAAGGGATGTTGACAACAAACCTAAAAACAGAGGCAGATAGAAAAGCTAAAGAAGTAGAAGCCAAAGCCAAAGAAGTTGAAGCCAAAAGAATAGCAGATGCAGAAGAAAAGGCAAAGATCAGTAAAGATGTAGTCAAAGACTTAGATGAAGATTCTGGTAGAAGAAAACCTGTCAAGAAGATGGAAAACCTAAGAGGTGAGAAGCCAGGATTTGTAATGGCTGAAGGAACTAACTGGTGGAGTGTAGATGAAAAAGATGACTACTGGCAGACTAAAGAAGGTCATAAAGAAGCTATGAACCTGTATGGTCAGAAACCAGCATGGGTAAAAGAATCCACTCTTGAATACAATCCTAAAACTGGCAAGTATGACTCTATTAAAAAAGAAGAGTTTGCTGAGATCAAACCTAAGAAAAGGATAAGTCTTTAATTATGCACGGAATGTTCACTCAAAAAGAGCAACAAGTCTTAGATAATTTAAGGAAGTTAGATTATAGCGAAGATTATATAGCTGCTCTTATGGCAAATATTGCTGTTGAAACTGGTTCATTCGACTACACCCAAAAACAAGATAATGGTAGTGGTTATGGTTTACTTCAATTTACAGATTCTCCTGCTGTCAAACATTTAAGTGATTATTGGGCATGGCTGAAAACAACAGGTCGTACTGATAGTGTGGAAAGCCAACTCCAGTTTTTCACAGACAATAAGAATTATAAGAAACCAGCCACATCTTCAAGGGATGGGTATGGACATGATATAGGTTGGAGAGCAAGGTCTAAATTAAATACAAGTTTCGACAAGAACCCACACATTGAAGATCCTGTTGAGCGTTATACCGAGATAATTCAAAATTACTACCTAAACCCTGGAGTACCTGCCTCACAAAAAAGGCTTGACCAAGCGAAGCATTATAAGGGAATGTTGAGTCCTTAGTTTCTAACTAAAAGGTGATATAGGTGCTAAAGGTGGTGGTCGCTTCTTATCTTTCTTTTTCTTCTTCTTACCAAACAATCTGATATATTCAGAGTCCTTTGTAAAGTCTATCACTCTATTAACCACCCATGACAATCTTTCTTATCTGCTGAATCACATATAAGTAGAGATTCGTTTGGTTCACATACAGAGTGGACAGGTGGAACACAACTTAATCCATTCATCTCATCCATCTTGTTTTGCATAACACTACATCCTGTTAGTAGAGTTACCATAACTTGTAATACTATTATTAATACTATAGTTTGCATACACCATCCTCACAATCATCATCACTTTTCGTGATAATATATTCATCATTTCTATTAGATTTAATGACAGTCGGAAATTTCTTGACTGTTGAAAAATGTTGTAGTAGATCTTGGAAACTTCTTTTCTGTGTTCGTTCCATATAACTCTCATAAGACTTCTTGTAGTCCATTCCCCTGTTAGATGCCCTCTGGGCATAGTCCTCTGACAAAAACTCACACATTTCCAATTTCTCTACAGTCATTCTAACTCCTTCATTGCGAATTTAATGTTAGGTTTATCACTATATCGCTTTCTAGCGTAAACCTCTACGACCTGTCGGTCATCCACAAAAAGAACCCCATTTAGGGAATCAAGTATTGCCTTTAGATAGTTGTCTATATCACAACCATTATCGCAATATTGTCCATTCTTTTCTTTACTTTTCTTCTTAGACCAGGACTTTGGAATCCTGACATTGAACTCTATATCAACACTAATGAGTTTTTCAGAGGGAGTCATATCCATCTCACTTGTTAGTGCTTTCATTTCTTTTCGGAACTGAGTGTACTTCTTAGGGTAATAAGTAGACCACCTGGAAACTCTTGGTCTTGAGGCAGGGCAAGGATCTATATCAAAAACCATCCTCATAATTTCCTGCATAAAAACCACCTGTAACAACATCGATGGTTTGTATTGCTGATTTCAAAAGTGTTCTCATTTCAAGATCCCTCTCACTATCTTCTTCCCTTGCAATTTCCATTACTTCTCTTAGGGTGTCGTTAACATCCTCTAATTTCTCTTTATGATTTCTTGTAAACATTGTACATAGCCAAATTATAATCTTCGTTTCTAGGTAATTTTATTTGATATTCACCACCAAAAAAATCATCAATATTTCTTAGAAATTCTACAAACTCCTCAACTTCTAAGTCTTTAGTTGACACAACATTGAATTTTTTTTTGATTTGTTTTTTGGCTTCTTTCTTAGACTCACCTATTTCTTGTGCAATTATATCTCGCCAATAATGAAAAAGCCTACTTTGAGCATCACTCCTCTTAGGTTTATCTTTGGTGATTGATATTGTTGCTACTTCACAGTTGGGATTTTCTTTCCAAAAGACCTGAACTAAAGATCTAAAGATGTCTGCTTTAGGCTTATCCCTATAGATTATTCTGTTTATAGTCATTGCACCACAATCCCTTTTTTTTACTTTCTTTCTTCTTATTAATAATTACCTTTGGACACCACAACACGCTATGTCTTACTGCGTGTTGCAGTTTGTTCTTAATAGGATGTGGTTTGTTATGACTCAGAATTACAGTCCTAGCCATGATGCTATTACAACCACCAAGACTATTCCTACAAAAATAGACATACTACGATTTTTCTTAATCATTTGCATGAATGTTTCCATAGTTTATTACTCCTAAATTAAAGTTACTTAGATAATTCGTTTGTGATGTCTTTATCTAATAATTTGTAGATAATTACGGCACTTATGATGCCAACCAAACCAGCATTACCAAGTGTCCAAACTATATCTATTATAGAACCAATTACATTCCCAGTTAGAAATGCTACATTATTACCAAATATAACTTGCAATACTATAGATAAACTGATTAATTTTATGCCAATATCAATCGAAGCATCAGCACCTTTCATAATTTTCTCTAACATATTTTCTCCTTTAAAGTAAAAATGGTGAGAGGACTACGCTTTACAGCATGGTAGTTTTAGCCTGAAACCTCTCGTAAAAATTTATTTAAAAACTATAGGGGGATTATACCAGTTTTTGCCATCAACCTTTGAGTATTTATTACTGCTCTTAGCATTTCTAATTCAATAAACTCTCTTTCATAAGGTGGATCGGCTTGTTTCCTACCATCATAAATATCATGGCAATTCAAACATAGGTACGCACCATGTATAGGAAGTGCTTTCAAACCCATACCAGCACCACTCAAGTGGGCGAATACTACAGTTTCATTATCAGGCATACAACCCTCTAATCTCATTTGGCAAGGTTTTCCTTTTGCCGATTTAGTATATTTATTTACTCTTATCAGATAATCCATATATATCAATCTCCATGTCTTTAAATTTAGAATAATCTCCATGAAACTCACACTTCACAAAACCTATTTGCCCCATTCTATTCTTAGCAACGATCAGTTCTGCTAATCCAATATCAGGTGTATCTTTATGATAATATTCATCTCGATAAACAAACATCACTATATCAGCATCTTGTTCGATTTCACCTGAAGAGCGTAGGTCGCTCATATACGGTCTTTTATTCTCTCGGCTCTCTACCCCCCTACTCAACTGAGATAATAGGAGTATGGGTATCTGAAGCTCCTTAGAAAGGTATTTTAACTCTCTTGTTATGTTACCTAATTCAGAAATCTCTCTCCCTTTGTCATAACGCATAATTTGTAGATAATCAATCAGGATAACATCAAGTTTTCTATCTGTATTCATTTTCTTAGCCATTGAAGAAATATCTTTCACGCTTAATCCACCCCTATCAACAATGCTCATATTCTTGTTACCAGCCTGTGCAAGTTTCTCGTAAAAAATCTGTTCTTCATTTTCAGATAATTGGTTTCGTTCAATTTTGTGCATGGGTAGGTTTGTTTCACTTGATACCATTTTAAGCATTAACTGTACCTGGCTCATCTCTAATGAGAAAAAAAGTACATTCTTAGAACTACTTAGGTGGTTTGCTATATTGAGGGCGAGTGTAGATTTACCCATAGATGGTCTACCAGCCAGTACATTTAATGATCCTGCCCTAAATCCTGAAGTGAGAGCATCTAAAGACTCAAAACCACTCGATAACCCAGTACCATTTACAGTAACATCATCTATATAATCTATTGTTTTAGATACAATATTCCTCATAGAGTTTTCATCACTATCTAATAATTCATTTTCTAACTTCTGAATTTCATCAACAGTTTCTTGATAGTTATCATAATCAATGTTGAACTTACATAATTCAATATCATTAGAAATTCTACAAGTACGGATGTGAGTTGCATAAACCTCAATATTATCTATACCAATACAATCTTCAGTTAAAAAAGCAAGGTCTTGGAAGTCTACTGCCCACGATATACTTTTAGGTTGTTCCTGGAGGTTGATATAATCTCTTGTAGTAAGTATATCAACAGGCATCTTCTTGTCTGTCATCTCTATAATACAACAAAATATATAACTTAATTTGTCATTACTAAAGTCATTTGATACCAAGCCAGTACCTAAGACACGATCTAAGCAAGGATCTATTAATAGACCACCTACAACAGACCTTTCGGAATCTATAGAATCAAAGGTTTTTTTTAATTCTTTATATATGGTTTTCTTGTTAGTTATCATTAGAAGTCTGAAGTTCTTATTCGCCTATCATCTGCCCAATGCTCTGTTTGTACTTCTTGATCTGATTGTTCTTGAATAGATTTTCCGTAATAACTCATAGGCGTGTCACTAAAAACTTCCTCACCATCTCGTTTCCTATTTAGGTGGCGTAAATAGTCTGCTTTTGATAAAAATTCTCCCTCATCAGGTGCTTCACCATTTACCTGTTCCCAAATCCATAAAGAACTATGACCATATTCCTCTAAGAAATTAGGTAAAGTCATTCCATCAACGGCATCTTCTTGTGCCTGTATAACTATTGCTCCTATTTTACTCATCATCTTTCTCCATTGGGGTTTTCATACACCATCCATGATCTCTTAGGTGTTCTTTAGTTGTTATTTCATTACCATACTCATCATAACGAACAAACCCATCAGGAAGTTTGTATTCTTCACCTACTGACATACCATGAAAAAAAGCATCTCTATTGTTTTCCTGATGAATAAAAAAGTCATTTTCATCTTCTTCTATTGGTTGGGGAAACCCATATTCTAAAGCACACTTAAAGCCAACATAAAACCATTCAGCAGAAGTCCAATTACCAATAGGGTGTATTTGTCCATTTGTTAGTTCAATATCTATTTTAGGTTTATTACTCATTTCTTTCTCCAGTTTGTCTTTCTTTTTTTCTTTTTATCTCTCTTGTAGATAGTAGTAGTGAATGTTGAGTATTTGGATGATAAGGGGTAATTTGTCCACGACTAACTCTTTCGATAGATCTATTTCCTCTATTTTTTGTCATTTCTTTCTCCAGTTAAATTCTTCATAAGGTTGGGGTTTTGGTTTTCCTGGTGTCATCATTTCCCATTTCCTTTGATTGATAAAAGTCTGTAAGTGAGGTATATATCTTTTCTCAGTTACATCAAAATCTAAGTTTACAGTAGAAAGTATTGGTAAAACTGTTTTCCAATCTTTTATTTTTTTAATAAAGTTATTTAACTCTGTATCAAGTCCTCTTTTCTTTCCACTATAGCGTTGTCTAAAATCTTCAAACAATTGTCGATCTTCTGTAGAGATACTCTCTTTCTCTTTAGGAATCTCTTTCTCTTTAATATCGGTATGCATTTCCGTATGTACGGAAAGCCGTAGGTACGAAAAAGGATATATATGGAACTCATTGCTAAAGAACCTATGCTTATCATCTTTTAATCTTACAACACGATATAAACCTGCCGTTCTTAGACACTTCATTGCTTTAAGATATTTAGATCTGCCCATATCGAAATGAGATCGAACTTGATCCTCTAGGACTATCCAGTTTTGAGGTTTAGATTGCAGATAACACCATATAGCCAAAGCATCAGGATTATCAATAGCCTGGACAACCTCTCTACTTAGCATGAAATAGTGTATATCTGCTTGGTGAGTTTCTAACTTATGGATTGGCATTGGGAGATTTTAGCATAAGTTTAACTAATGGATCTTTATACCATGTTTTCCCATTAATCCAATTATTTGTATCAACCCTATCTTCACCCTTGTTTTTAGTTTTTCTAACATTAGCAAAAATCTTTTTAGGATCAGATATTCTTTTAAGCCTTGCTCTAGCAGTAACTGTTGAACAACTTATTTTTAGTGATAATTCATTAACAGTTATTTTTTTTCCATTATCTAAAGTATAGAGTTTTACCCAATATCCCGATAATCCTCTGACATATTCTATACCATCTTCAATTTTAGTTTCCATGATTAAAAAGGTATATCATCTTCAGGTTCATCTCTACCTTGATCACCCATTGGTCTTTCATAAGATTCATTATTAGGCTCACTATTAGGCTTCCACAAATCTACTTCGACTTTGTGAGTTTTACCATGCTCATCTGCACCATCTTTAAGAGGAGTTACTTTAAACTTTAAGTAATTAGAACCTTTAAATTCTATTACATGTTCATTTTCTTTTAACCACTCGGCTTCTTGTTTAAGCCTGGTCATGTTGATTGAAAAAGAAAAAGCACCACCATCAAACATATACTTACCTCTTCCTACATAGATTTTTTTCTTATCTTCCATAATTATTCCTATTAATTAAAAAAAGGGGGAATATTATCGTAATTCCCCAAGCCGACTAGTCATAATGGCTTACGCACTTAATTATTGTGAATGAAAAACCCCTGATAACCTTTAAAAACAGGGTAAAAGCACATTCACTTCTGCTAAGTGATAACAGAACAATCACTTTCCGTTAAATACTTTTTCGTAATAGTCTACCATAGGAATGTACCTAGAAGTTTCTATTAATTTTCCATTATCATTTAGGGTTTTTTCTTCAAGCCATTCCCAAATTTTAGTGGCTTGTTCAAGATCGCCCTTTTTCTTGGCTTTATCAATTTTAGTTTTAATCTCGTTGATATGTTCGTTCCATGATTGAGTTGGTGTTTTTGGTTTGGTTTTAACCGCTCTCTCACCATCATCATCTTCAACTTCAAGAGAGAAGATTGAAATGAGAGAATATCTACGATTGTATGTAATACTCGATCCTAAACTTTGGGAATCTTCCTTAACCATAATTAACCTGACATTAGACTCAATGTATTCTTCAGGATGATCGACCAGGAAAACCCTTGTATTTAATAAATCAATTCCATCAACATATTGAATAGTTTGTACATAACCCATTCCTAAATCATATAGAACTGGTTTAATTGTGTCGATTATGTTATTGATATTAGCGTAATGATAATTAAGAAATTCATTTTTAGATGTTCTCTCTACTGAATCTACTTGAGAACGAAAATCCATTAATGCTTTATAGATATTTGGTTTTTTCTTTTCCATTATTTTGTCCTTTTTTAGAATGTTAGATACAATTATAACCCAAAAAATAGTTTTTCTTGCCTCTTTTTTTAATATATAATTAGGTTTCAAAAACAATAAAAGGAAAGAAAATGAGTGAAACAAAAATAGTTTATAAAAAAAACAAAGTAACCATAACAATGGATAGTGATTATTATAGAAATTTGTTAGATGGATTTAACAATCTTAAAGATGCTACAGATATGCTAATGGAGTGTAATGATTTATATATAAGTAATGTTGATAAATTAAAAACACTTGAATTTCGTATGTACCAGGCTTTAGGTTTTTGTAAGCCTACTGGTGGTTGCTATGGGTGTGATGCAGTTATGTCAAATGATCCAAATGCAGAGGTGAAAAAATGAGTACATTTAATGCAGATTTTGATGGATCAGATTACAAACCTAAACACGACAAGAATAGATTAAAAGGTCAAATCCTAAGAGTTTTTAATGCAGTTAAGTTTGGGGATTGGTTTACCTTAGATGAATTACATCATATAACTAATGATCCCCACGCAAGTATATCAGCACAACTTAGACACCTAAGAAAAGAAAAGTTTGGTTCTTATAATATAGAAAAAAGACCAAGAGGTGAAAGGTCTACTGGTCTATGGGAATATAGATTGTGGGGTTCTTTAAAATGAGCAATCACTTAATAAAACAATTAGATAGAGAAGTAGACTCTCTAAGAAGTAATATAGGTTTCCAGGTTTCTGTTCGTAATAAAATTGTTGATTGGTTAGAGGGCGAGATAGAACACAACGAACCTGTTATAAATGGTGATGAAGTATTAACTGATGGTACTCACGATATTCATGTTGGGCGTACTGAATGTGCTGAAAGTTTACTAAGTATGATAAAAAAATGGGAGGATTAAATGAATGAGAAAGATTATAGGAAGTCAACAATTCTTGTAGAGGTTACTGAAAATGATTATTGGGATAATTTCTATAATCTAATACAAAAGGGCAAACCATTTGAATGGTCTTTCCCGACTTTGGAAGATAAATCACATTATATAACTATTAAATTTATATCTGAGGAGGATTAAATGAATGATAAAGATTTTGTAACAAGGCTTAGAGAAATTTTTGATATGGATAAAGATTTGAAATCTATGATAACAACAAACGAAAGTTTCATTGACCTATTCAAATCTCATACTGAATTACTTAAAGATATATTGGATTTAAAGATATTACCAAGTGAACCAGTATTAAGTTTACATGATCCATTGAAATTTGAAATCTATGACCAGGAGGGGTTATATATGTACACTATTGACACCACTCCACATTACAACCTCAATCAAAAAATCAAAAAAGAATTAAAACTTGATGATTATTACTTATAATTTCTGATATACTGAAAACAGAAGTTAGGGTTCTTCGTAGTGATAAGTGGTTGTAAAATCAGATTCGGTCTACCACTAGACACCTGATGAACTACATAAAAACCCACCTAATATACCTCCGAGTCCTGAGTAAGACTTAATAAAGGCTCACTAATTTAATATAAGGAAAGCAAATGACAACATATAACTGCGTAGTAAGACTTGAAACATTCCATGATATTGATGCTGAAAACCTAAAAGATGCATTTAAAAAGGTTAAAAAGTCATGGAAAGAGATGCATGATATTGAATTGAATGATTTCGATATAACGGCATATAAAGATATGGGCGAAAGATTAAGTAAAGGAAATGTGCCTTATAGACAATTTGATGAAATTAAAAGAGAGGAGGAAATATGAAGTATTGACAGGAAAGTTATTGCAAACAAATAGGGTGGAATTATTTCTGCCCTTTTTTTTTTGCTTTTTTTGTGTTATACTAAAAACTCATTTAATAAATGGAGGTTTAAAAAATGGAATATTCAAAGAAAACTAGAGATAAGATACAAAAAATTTTAAAAGAGGAGGAGGAATACCCCTTTAAAACTCTAAGAAATTTAGATTTTAAAAACTTCCCTAAAGGTGAAACTGTTTTTCCTCACCAATGTCAGCATTGTGGTTGTGGAATGGGGGAGGGTTATTTTTTAAATGAAGATAATTATGCCTGTTCACAACATTGTATGATTAGTTTGCTTTACAGTCAAAATGCTTATTACTGGACAACATGGGAAGAACACTCACAACAATATATTAAAGATGGACAACCTGTCTATGATTCAGAGGGTAACTCTTACTATGCAACTGGGGAGTTTAAAAAGGAAAATGTTTATCTTGGTGAATTATCATTTGAGGGAGGGCATGACTATGAATACTATTAAAGCAAACATAGAAAGCGATATTGAATATAGTGAGCGTATTCAGGAACTTTGTCCAAAATGTCAATCTCATTTAGAACACGATAGAAACTTAGATTGGGAAAACGAAATATGGATATGTGCTAATTGTAATACTGAATTTTCAGTCCATATCGAGTTTGTCAGAGATTGGGAAGATATAGAGGAGGTAGAGTAATGTGGACAGTATGGGTTGGTGGTACAGAAGTTACAGATAATTATGTAGATAGAGATACTGCTGATAGTATTTTGACAGACTATTTACATCAGGGATATGATGATGTTTATATTGAGGAAGTGTCCAAAGAAAGAGATCATAATTTAAAGGAGGTGAAAAATGATTGACCAGGCTATTAACATAGTATTAGTAATTTTCGTTTTATTATCGGCTTTAGGTATATCAATATTAATAACTTTGTTTTGTTATTATTACCTATTCAAATAGGGGATATTATGCTTAGATGTAATAAATGTCATAAGGCTTTACAAGTAGCACATAAAAATAATAATTGTTTTGCTTGTAAATATTACAAGGGTTTTATAAGTAATAAAACTGGTTTTAGATATAAAATTATCCAATATTTTATAGGTATATTATGAGTAAATTTTTCAGGGTAGAAAAACAAAAAAATGGTTCTTATTTAGTATCATATTATTCTACTAAAGGTAAACTTATTCAGGGTATATATCGTAACTGTTTATCTTATACTGCTTTAAAGAAATTTAAAAAAGATAAAAAACATCTCTTAAATTGATTTATAATTAAGGTTCTTTAATAAAGAGAGGTATAAAAAATGAAAATTAAAAAACTCCCTGATGTAGAACCTGAAGAAAAAATATACGGCTTTCAGGTATTCTTAAATAATTGGATAATAGAAATATATTTATCTTTAAATACAGGATTAAATTTTTACTGGTCGTATGATAAAATCCTTAAAGATTTGGCAATATCTTTTGCTATTTTAAAGATTGGGTTTATTAACTTAAATAAAGAGGTATAACAAATGGATAATAACAAAAGAAAAAAAGAGGGTTTAAACTGGTTCGATAAAAACCTAAAATCAGTTTTTGAAAATGCTTATAACAAACACCCCAAAATATTTAATACTGAAAAATATATGTATATGTATTCTAAAGGTGATTGGGATTATTTCAAAAATAAAGATACTAAACATTATGAAACTGTCAGGAGGGTGTAATTATGACATTAGATAAAAATAATATTGTTAAAACCTATAATGCTTTATGTGAAAAATATAGAGCCGTAAATAGTATAGATTTAAACGATTTATCCAATAATGAATTAATCATATATATTACAGGTCAAACATTAAAAATGCGACCTTTTAAGGGTTCGTATGATAATGCTTTATATTGGGTTAATGAAGTTGGGAGGGATAAAGCAATTCAGACATTTATGAAAGCAAAAAAAAATATTGATTTGAATTTTTAAACACTAACAAAACCCCAAAACATAACCCCCTTTATTGGGGGTTTTTTAATTATATTGCCACGATCATAATATATAGTTTATAATTAGGGTTCTTAATTAATAACCTATGGAGGTTAAAAAAATGCCAGTACATCAAAAAATGATTGATAAAGATATAAACATAGCACTTAAAAAACATGGGGGCTTTTTTGCCTTTGGTAATGACCAATTTAAAAAAGCACATAACCCAAAATTAAAATATATTTCTTTAGGTTCTGGTTTATATGCACCTAAAAAAACCTATAAAAACCTAATTATTGATATTGAAAAAGCAATACAAGGTGAAATAGAACTTGATTTAAGGGTTAACAGTATTAAAGACATTATATGGAGGGAATTAGCAAATTATGAATGTCAAATTGTGGGGAGTGTTTCCGATTGTGTTGACGCTTTAAAGGGGCATGGGATAACTAAAAAGCAAATTATGAACGAATACCCAGCCTATTTTGATTATTGCATAGAAAATAATTATTTTTAAGGGTTCAATAAACCCCAAAACCTAAACCCCCTTAATTGGGGGTTTTTTATGGTATTATTTAGGTTCTTTAAATAAAGAGGTGTAAAAATGGATAAAGAACAATTAGAAAATTTTAAGCAAATGAAAAAATTAATCAAAAATTGTCGTTATGTGTTGGGGTGGGTTCGTACTGGTGAGGGTGATGGGTGTTACTTAGAGATTAAAAAATGTAGTATATTGCATAATATGAAAGAAACCCCCCATGAATTTGATATTAATCAATTTCAAATGATTAAGTCAGATTTATATATTAACTAATTAATACACCCTGAAACTAAGCCCCCTTAAATGGGGGTTTTTTTTGTCCTGTTGAAAGTAGAACCCCCCAAAAGAAGAAACACCAAGTTTAGATATACGATCATTTTTTAAATTCGTTTAGTTTCTTCTGTTTGTTCAAGCTCTAAAACCCTAAAAAGTTATAGTTTCTTCTGTTTGAGTATCTTAAATGGTGATTAATGCCTTTAGACCTCCAAATTTGCCCTAAATCCAATTAAAAACCTAAACCCTAAACCAACACCAACAGATAAAAACATAAAGCCAAATAGATACAAAGAGTTAAACAACAGATAATAGTTAAATACCACAAAGGAACTATAGAACCATAGACAAAGAATAAACCAATTCAGGGGATTAATTCAGGGGTTCAAGGTTGGACTAATTCAGGGGTTCAATAATGGGGTTAATATGGTCTATCCTAAACACATATACTTCTATTCTAAACCCTAAAATAATACCACTCTCATAATTTCACCATATATATACTAAAACCCCTATATCAAAGGGTTTAAAGGGCATATAAGCACTTCCAAAAACAGGATATTATGTTAAGTATGGGGTAGGGAGGCTCATCTCCATCGAAAGCTAATTGTGCACCCTCCCTAACACAAAAAACGAAGTTTCAAAAAACACTACCAATAATCCGATATTATGTTAAGTTTTATGGTATAATACTTACTATTATTTAAAAGGTTGTATTGTGAGCAAAAAACCCAATAATCCCGCTATGAAGAAGGGAATGGTTTCTCTAAATCCAGCAGGTCGACCAAAAGGTTCGGTTAATAAATTTACCGCCCTCGCAAGAGAGCTGATGTCGGATAAGAGTCCTGAAATAGTGGAAAAGGTGATTTCAAAGGCTTTAGAAGGCGATGTTCATTGCTTAAAGATGTGTTTGGACAGAATACTACCTGTACACAAGGCTGTAGACCCTAATCGTGCTAAAAACGACTCACAGGTGATTATTAATGTATCAAGTATAGAATCAATTCAAAAACAGATTGGAGATACGCCAAAAGAGAAGTTGGTTAATCCTAAAGAGAGGAATGATGAGGAAACTATAGTAAATGTAGCTAGAAATGTCTGAATTAAACATTGATCTACACCCAGCACAGTTAGAGATATTCAATTCTGATAAGAGATTTAAGATAGTTGCTGCTGGTAGACGATTTGGAAAGTCTTATTTGTCTGCCTGGTTATTGTTGATTAATGCTATACAAGCTGAAAGTAAAGATGTATTCTATATTGCTCCTACCTTTCAACAAGCGAAAGATATTATGTGGGGTATGCTGAAGGAATTAGGTCGAGATTTAATTTCTGCTGCCCATGAGAATACTGCTGTATTGACATTGATAAATGGTCGTAAGATATACCTCAAGGGATCTGACCGACCTGAAACTCTGAGAGGCGTAGGACTTGCTTATGTCGTGCTCGATGAATATGCTTCTATGAAGCCTGTTGTATGGGAACAGATTATTCGCCCTACTCTTGCTGATGTTCGTGGTGGTGCTTTGTTTATAGGAACACCTTCTGGAAAGAATCATTTCTTTGATTTATACCAGGATGCCTTTGAAGATGATGATTGGGATGCTTTTCAATATACTTCTGTTGATAATCCCTTTTTACCTGCTGATGAAGTAGAGGCTGCGAAGAAAACAATGTCCTCTATGTCATTTAGGCAAGAATTTGAGGCTTCGTTTGAAACATTCTCTGGTGGAATCTTTAAAGAGGAATGGTTTAAGGTTGATGAAGAACCAGAAGAAGGGAGTTATGTAATTGCTATTGATCCTGCTGGTTTTGAGGAAATAGAGAAAGAACGGAATTTAAAACGATCACGATTAGACGAAACTGCTATTGCGATTGTTAAAATAGATAGAGATAAGTGGTGGGTGAAGGATATACTCCACGGCAGATGGAATATTAAAGCAACTGCTAAAAAAATTCTTCAAAGTGCAATAAAAGTAGAGTCTGCTACAGTTGGAATTGAAACAGGTTCTCTAAAAAACGCAATTCTTCCTTATTTGGAAGATGAAATGAGAACAGAGGGTAGATGGGTAACTATTGTAGAGTTACGACATGGTGGCAAGAAGAAAACTGAAAGAATTACATGGTCGTTACAAGGAAGAATGGAACATGGGCAGATAACCTTCAACCCAGATAGGGATTGGAGGGATTTCAAATCACAACTGCTGGATTTTCCTAACCACTTGGCACACGATGATCTTTTAGATGCTCTTAGTTATATTGACCAAGTAAGTGTGGCTGATTTCGCCCACTCAATCGAATTAGATGATGAATGGAGTCCAATAGACAATGTTGCTGGATATTAAACAGTTTAATGATCTAACAGAAGAAGAATTTAATAAATTAGTTGAATTTAGTAATAATCAAGATAATTTACAGGAACGCTATATCGTTGCCTGTCAGATTATATCGAATTTAACAGATGAAATAGATCCAGATTTCGGGGATGATGAATCGGTAGATTTAACGATTTGTAAGTTATTAATGGATGGATTAATTGAGGTTGAACCAATAAGTAGGATATTACACTAAATATGAATACAGAAAATAAGTATCAAGCATTAGCAAGTTGGTTGAATTACAGACTTGAAGGCTGGAGAACCCATAGAAACATCAATTATATTCCCATGTGGGATGAATATTACAGATTATGGCGTGGTATTTGGTCTGCTGAAGATAAAACTAGGCAATCTGAACGCTCTAGGCTTATTGCTCCAGCTTTACAACAAGCAGTAGAGTCCTCTGTAGCTGAACTAGAAGAAGCAACATTTGGGCGAGGCAAGTGGTTCGACATCAAAGATGATATGCTTGATGAAGATCCAAGCGATGTTGAGTATGTACGCAATCTCCTACAAGAAGATTTGGAAAAAACTGGTGTAAAAGACGCTATTTGTGAGGTTTTCCTCAATGGTGCTATCTATGGAACAGGTGTTGGAAAGATTGTAGTCAAACAAACCATTGAAAGAGCACCCTCTGAAGAACAAATTGAAGGAACAATGGCTACTACACGCACAATAGTCGAATATCCATCCATAGATGTTCATGTTGAGCCGATTTCACCTAAAGAATTTCTTATTGATCCATCTGCGAACTCAATTAATGATGCTCTTGGGGTTGCTCACGAAGTAATTAAGCCTAGATACCATGTAGTTGAGGGTATTCGCTCTGGAATTTACAGAGATGTACCTCTTGATGGTGATTATGACACAGTTAAATTTGGATATGATCCAGAAACCAAACAAGCAGACGAATCTGACTCCGTAAAGATTTGTGAATATTGGGGAAAAGTTCCTAAACGCTTTCTTAAAGCAAATGCTGACAAAGATGACTTTGAATACAGTAAAAAAGACAAAGATGAATTAGTAGAGGCTGTTGTTACAATGTGTAATGACGAACATATCCTTAGAGTAGAGGAAAACGCCTTTATGATGGTTGATAGACCCTTTATTTCCTACCAACACGACATTGTACCCAATAAATTTTGGGGTAGAGGTGTGTGTGAGAAGGGATATAATCCTCAAAAGGCACTAGATGCTGAAATGAGGGCAAGAATTGACTCTCTGGCTTTAACAACTACACCTATGATGGCAGCAGATGCCACTAGATTGCCAAGAGGAGTAAAGTTCGAGGTGCGAGCTGGTAAAACTGTCCTGACCAATGGTTCTCCAAGAGAGGCTATCATGCCTTTAGACATGGGTACAACAGATCCCAATACATTCAATCAGGTCGCATCTCTCCAAAACATGATTCAGATGGGTACAGGTAGTGCTGACCAGGCTCAAGCTGGAAGTGAAACAGCTAGTGGTATGTCAATGTTACAAAGTGCAGCAATTAAACGACAAAAGCGTACTTTAATGAATTTTCAAAACACTTTCCTTATTCCTTTAATTAATAAAGCTATGTGGAGGAAGATACAGTTCGATGTTGAACGCTATCCTGTGAGTGATTACAAGTTTGTGCCTTATTCGACTATGGGAATTATGGCAAAAGAGTTAGAAATGACACAGATGGTGCAGATGCTACAAACCATACCTCAAGATTCACCTGCTTTCAATGTTATTTTGTTGGCAGTATTCCAAAATTCAAGTATGCACAACAGAGATCAGATTGTTAATGCTCTTATGCAAGGCAATGAGCCTGACGAACAACAACAACAAATGGAACAGATGTCTGTTGAACTACAACTTCAATTAGTACAAGCCGAAATTCAGAAAACATTGGCAGAAGCAGAAGAAGAGAAGGCTAAAGCTGTTAAATGGACTGCTGAAGCACAAGCAGAAGCTCCAAGTGAAATTAATATCCAGGAGAAGATACTTAAACTTCAAAAAGATCAAATTAGTTTAGAGAAGATTGCAGCCGACATTGAAAACAAACGATCTGAAACTGCTAGAAACATTCCAGAAGTAGAACATCTGAAGTCAGAAACAATTTTAAACTTAGCGAAAGCCAGAGAAGCTGGAACTAAGTCAGTAATAAATACAATACAGTAAATTATGCCAAAAACCGATGCACAGTTCCTAGAAGATAGGATTTCCATGACAGGAACAGATGGTTGGTTAGATTTATTGGAAGATATAAAGAATTTACAGAGTAGTATTGCTAATGTAGAGAATATTAATTCTGAAAAAGACCTTTGGGAAATCAAAGGTCAGTTGCGAGTGATAAACTTTATTTTAAGTTTAGAAAATGCAACACACCTAGCGTTGGAAGAACTCCAAGACGGAAATTCAACATAATATAACTTCATAACCCCAAGTGGGCGGAGAACACAATGAGTGAAAGTATAGTAGTAGACGAAGCACCCTTACAAGGTGAGCCAATAACAGAAACACAGGAAGAACAAGTAACACAAGAGGCACAGACGGAGGAAACCTCACAATCTGAACCTGAGATTCCTGAAAAGTATGCTGGTAAATCCATGCAAGATGTTATTAAGATGCAGCAAGAAGCTGAAAGTTTGATGAGTAAACAAGCTGATGAACTAGGGAAGTCTAGGGCATCAGTAAGAGAGAAAGACCAATTACTTACAGCCTTACTTGAGGCACAAAATAAAGCAACTGATACTACTCCACCAGAAGAAACTGTTACACAGGAGGATAACTTCTTTACTGATCCAGTTAGTGCTGTGAATCAAGCAATAGAAAACCACCCAGATGTAATAAAGGCAAGGGAAGAAAGAATGGGAAATGTGCAGAAGCATAATTTGGAGTCTTTAGAAAAGGCTTATCCAAATTGGCAAGAAACCGTTAAAGATTCTTCTTTTCAAAAATTTATTGGTGATAGTGAAACAAGAACTGAAATGTTTCGTAAGGCAGATGCTGAATATAGATCAGATTTGGCTATTGAACTTTTTGATTGGTACTCACAAACAAGAATGTCGAGTGCAACGCAAGAAGCAGTAGCTGAAGAAAAGTCTAAAGTAGAAAAAGCGATGAAACAAACAAGTTCTGAAAGCAGGTCATCAGGAGATTCTGTAGGTGGGAAGAAGGTTTACCGTAGAGCTGATTTAATCAATCTACAGGTAACAGATCCTAACCGATATGCCTCATTAGCTGATGAAATTCAGTCAGCGTATGCGGAGGGTAGGGTTAAATAATAATACTATAAAGGAGAAGTAAAATGGCTTTAGGTTCAAACCAAGTAACGACTTCCGTAGCTAATAACTTCATCCCCGAGTTGTGGAGTGATGAAGTTATAGGTGCGTATAAGTCAAATCTAGTGGTAGCTAATTTAGTTAATAAACTATCACATAAAGGGAAAAAAGGGGATACTATATATATCCCTGTACCAGCAAGAGGTGCAGCAAGTGCAAAAGCAGCAAACACACAAGTAACATTGAGTGCTGCTACTAACACGGCTGTCACAGTATCAATCAATAAGCATTATGAATACTCTAAGCTAATTGAGGATATTGCAGAGGTACAAGCACTAGCAAGTATGCGTAAGTTTTATACTGACGATGCTGGTTATGCTTTAGCAAAACAAGTAGATACTGACCTAGTTACATTATGGGAAGGTTTTCAAGCTGGAACAGTAGGTGGTTCTACTACAGCAGCTTGGGAGAAGGCATACATCGGTTCAACTGGTGCATCTTTCTATACAGGTAACTCATCTAACGCAGCAGACATTACGGATGCTGGAATCAGAGCATTGATTCTTAAACTAGATGATGCGGATGTTCCTATGGACAATCGTGCAATGGTTGTACCACCAATTGCAGCAAATGATATGCTTGGAATCAACAGATTCACAGAGCAACAGTATATTGGTTCTGGCGATGCTATTAAAACTGGCAAGATTGGTATGATTTATGGTTGTGATGTTTACATCTCATCTAACTGTCCTACTACTACTACAGCATCTACTGCAACTGACAGAGTTGGTTGCTTATTCCACAAGGATGCTTTATGCCTTGCGGAACAGGTTGGTGTTCGTAGTCAAACACAGTACAAGCAAGAGTATTTAGGTGATTTGTTCACTTCAGATACTATTTACGGAGTTGCAGAACTACGTGATGATGCTGGTGTTGCGTTTGTAGTTCCAGGAACTTAATAGTTAGTTAGTTAAGTTGTAACCCCTTCTAATCTGAGGGGGTTATTCTGAATTAATTAGGAGTAATCATGCCTTTTTATGATTATGAATGTAAACATGGTCATGTCTTTGAAGAGATGTGTTCTATGTCAGATAGAAATCGAAAGAAAGAATGTCCAGAATGTGGCTCAATGGGTGATGTAATATTGTCAATCAATCAAAATCGCCCTCACTTTGGAAATCAAGATACTCTTTGGAATATGAGAGAACGCAAACGCATAAGCGAAACTGATAAGCACGGCAAATATAAGGATAAATTTAGTGGACATATTTAAAGATACCTGTGAAGAACATACTGGCACAAGTTTAGAGTTAGAACGCTTTAAAGCCAAGATAAGAGAAATCTGGTCAAGGATGCTCGTGGAAACTTATAAATTGAATTATGATTCAGAAGATGAAGATAGTATGTCAGAAGAGGAATACATCGAACATAATGCTCTTAAATTTGCAGATGAACCAGAAGAAGAAACAGAACTAGATTCTCTTATGGATATGCTTGATGGTCTATTAGACCCTAAAGAAGAATTGGATAGTGTTCAATCCGAAGGCAAAGCACCTACCTATAGTGGTGGTGGACTTAAATCAAATAACGAAAAAGGAAAAATAGAGGCAACAGTTTATGAAGTTAATCACAAATCTACAAAAACTCCAAGCGATTCTCGTTCTGGAGTTAAAGGTGGCTCGTATGAGGGTACGCCTAGCGGTAAGATTTCTAAGAAAAAAGATGACCCAGTTATCACAAAGTATTCGCCACTCTTAGAGGAAATTAAAGATGAGCTTAAAGCTTTAGCGGATAGACAAAGAATTGGTAGAAGAAAAATGAGGTTCAGACTCTAATGTCACCAACAAGATTG